CGCGATGTTCGCCGAATAGATGTGATACATGCCCCTTGGAAACTCTATCACTAGCCTCCTTAAGGTCTAAGGTGGCAAGATCGAGATTTCTAGAACCTTGGCAAGCCATGGTCCTATTAACCTCTTGATCTGTGAAACCAATGAAATGTGAGAGGATGTCATCCCCCTCTATCTCATTGACCAGGTACTCCATTAAACCTTGCTGCACATATTGCATGTGAGTAGGCTCGATGGCGATAATCCTGGGAGTTTTCAGCGTTTTAGGAACTTGAACAACCCGAACGGGAAGTTCATCACCGGGTTCCTGGAAGTGAACATCCTCCACATGCTCTAATGCATGTGACCAGGAAGGAAAGAGATAGTCTCCGTATGGAAACCATTCTTCCAACCTGGTGGTCCAAATGCGATAGTCGAACTTCGCGTTAGCGATGGTCTTCTCCGCAGTTGCACCAGGACCGTGCTTGGGAATAATACCTTCATAGTTCCAGATCTTTTGATCTAGTTCGTAGAAGAGTTCCCAGTACAGCAGATGAGCAATTCGGGTAAAATTATGCCACGAGTTCCATTGGAACTTGTTGCGTTCATCTACCCGGGCGTCCATCTGCGCCACTTCCCTGTCACACGAGACGAAGTCTCTGAAGGCTTGCTCTGCTCTTTTATCAGAGCAGGGCATTTCAAGCTTTTTAAACAGGTAGCAAACCTGTCTAACAGCATGAATAGCCTCCACAGAGGGATCGTCAAGCAAGACACCGCATTCCTTATCGAAGACTTGACTAGTCAAACCTTGCAAAAAAGCAGGGAGAGACGCCTTTTTCTTAAAAGCTAAGAAAAAGGTCGAGTCTACCCGTCCTTGATCAAGAGCTCTTTCGAAATCTTGACCAAAAGCGGGAAGGGTTATCGTGAGAAACGATAACCCCTCGTCTTCAACTCGGCTAATGACCGTTTTATAGTCATTAGTGGTGCTAGTGCGACACTGGGTTTCAGCATCTGCTAAAACCCTACCTAGAAGTAACACATGGCTTTTCATCCACTCCTCCGATGAGGTAGCGGAGTCCAAGGCCATGGTACTCACCGACTTGGGAACAACCCTTGGGGGCACCGAAAGGTACCCCCAAGGATTAATC